TACTCCCATAAAGCCTCAACCCGTTAACATCATATGAAGTGATTAGTTCATTATCAATATAGTTTTTTAAAGTTCCTGATCGTAATATTGTTTTCCATGTTCCCGATGTGGAGGTTATTTCTCCTCCGTCGATAGTACTCCCTTTTATAGATACTCCTTCAATATTAATAGCTTTAAGAATCCCTGTGTGAATTGCTGATGCGTTAACGCCTTCTGCTGTTATCGCCGAACCAAATGTTTTACCACCATCTGTAGAAACGCCTAACCCAGCAGAATTTAGAATCACCAGACGATTGCTATTATCTTTTTCTATAGCAAGTATTCCATTTTTAGTGAACTTTAATTCTGTCTGTGCATTCAATAAATCAGAAGTAGCGGATTGAATCGCATCGGAAAGCCAGTCATTAGGAATTTGTTTTATTCCATTCGCAATATCAGACCAGTTTTTTGAATTTGTCGAATCTGCTACATTTTTTTGATCAGCAGCATTCAACGAATTACAAGTTACGCTTTTATATATCGAATTACCTTGAACATCAAAACTTTCATCAATTCCAACGATTCTAATTTTTTGCTGAAAATTTAAGCCTTCATCAATAGCAAGAATATAATCTCCCGGTTTTGGCAAAGAATATTTGTATCCTGCTTTTTGTAAATCTTCTACAGTCAGAGAAACGGCAATACCATATGATGAATCAACGAAGTCTTTTACTTTATTGTACAAATTAATTGAATTGGTGAATCTCTCATCAACAATAGGATCAGCTTCTAATTTTCCATATATACTAGCCAATGGGCTAATATATTCAACTTCCAACCGCCCTTTAGACTCATCTTCCGAATCATAAAAAGCACCAAATCCTTTTGCATAAGTGACAAAATCACCTATGTTATGTTCTAAAACTAAATCTTGCATGTTAAATCCTTTACGAACAATTGTCGAAAGATCACTACCTACTTTCTCTACAATCGTTACAGTTTTACCGACCACTTTGAATTCGGTAGACGTACTATTTATAAAATCATTGAACAAAGCAAGCCGATTCTTCATACCGAAGTTTTGTTTCTCAAACGCGGGTAGTGCGACCTCTAATGAATAACCGTATCCACTACCGCTAAAAATCAGGTCTAAATAAGACTTAGCGGTATTAGATCCATTTAAAATAGTATAAACGGAAGACTTTCCCATTTTAAAGAAAAATTCATGAATCGCATCAAATTCAACTGTCACAGATTCGCCATTATCCACTGGTAAAGCATACGTAATATAATAAAGTTCATCTTGAAACTCTACAGACCAGCCTCTATCAATGCCTGTAATGACCTCGTCACCTGTGTAAATAGACCCTTTAATGGATTTTTCCCCATTTACTTTGTGCGTATATGTTAATTCAGTTAAAGCTATAAATTCTTCACCACGAATATTTTTAAAAACTGTCACCAATTTCACCTACTAACTTATCTATAGAAATCTACTTTATTTATTAGTTTTATTGAAGCTCCAATCATTGATGTACTATATGGGATAAATCCTCGTTCGGAAGGTTCCAATACAAAATATTCAAGGTTCGTCTGATCGTTAATATTGAGACCATTAAGAGTAAAACTTGATCCCTCTAATAAGAAAATATCACCTGATACTATAGATTTTTTACCTTCATAGCTTAGCGTGCGATCACCAATCGTCACAGTAAATTTTGTTCCAGGACTGGAATTTGCTATAACTTGTACCGCCCACGGCCATTCTAACTGACTACATGGTGCGGTCCCCTTGTACTCGATGAATCCACCCTTTCCTGACAATTCGATTGTATCTGGTTCTGTCATACCAAAAGGGACATCTGCTGTTACCAAGGTAAAGCTAATCTCATAAAGTAGCCCTGCATCGCTAAATCCTTGGAAAATGTAATCTATTTCACCATCCAGTAGCACCTTGTAACGGTAATGGTATTTTCTTTGCCTATCAGGTTTAAATAAATCGAACCCTCTCTTTTGCCCAGGTCTTTCGAAATCATAAAGCGTTCCTGTACTGTACATTCGAGTAATAAAATAAGGCTCAGTATCGGCGAAAATACCATTGAGCCTATCCTTCATTAATTCGTCCTGAAGTTCGTCAGAAACATAATACTTCCCAACAACAGATATCTTTTTTTCAGTATGTGTTGCACCCATAAACAAATTGCCATTCTTCCCATTGATTCTTTTGCGATTCGATTCAACGACAGCATTTGACACTTGAATATCTTGAACAAGGACGCCCAAGGAGGACATTCTTGTCTTTAGACCATCTTTTTCAATGTATAAATCCATCTATGTTCCTCCTATCAGTTCTTATTGATCAAATTGATTCGATTTGCATTTCGCGCATCTTCGGTCTTGATATAGTTGTAAACTTTTTTTCCATCCCAATTTTGTTCAATCGTAAGATTGATATCAGAATTAGGACTGTTTTGCACATCGTCGCTTAACTCACTAAAAGATGAAGAAAGCTTACCAGTTACAGCTCTAGTATCTGCAGTAACTACAGAACGTGCCGAATACTCTTGATCTGAAATTGCATTTGCATAGGCTAATGCCTGCTCGTCAATTTTCGGCAGCATTGCTTGCATCCCATTTACTAATCCGGATCCGACAAAGCCCCCGATTTTCGCCATGACACGAGAAGGTGAATGAATATCCAGAGCCGCTCTCATTTGGTTGGCTACATTATTAGCAATGTTATTAGCTGTGTTGTAGATTGTATTGGCAGCATTAGCTAGACCATTATTCAGTCCAATACCTGCGTTATACCCTACATAATACAAAGAATTTCCTAGGTAACTAAAAGCCGACGAAATACGACCTGAGACATTTGAAGCCATCGAAACCATACTATTCATTCCATTAGAAAATGTGCTGCTCATTTGGTTCATTCCAGATGATAAAGTTTGAACCATATTTCTAATCGACTGCGTATTGGAAGTAGAGATTTTAGAAAATCCGCTATTAACGGTATTCGTCACCTTGTTCATAGCAGACGAAACAGTCTGACTCATATTGTTCATTGATTGATTTACATTACGAGTCATAGCGGATATTTCTTTACTTGAGCCAGTATTAATGTTCTTCGCACTACCAGTTACATTCTTGTACATCGTATTAGATGCTTTTGAGGCGTTGCTTGAAGCTTGATTCATATTCTGGCTTACTGCATTCGAAGCGCTCGCTGTTGTCTGATTAACATTTCCATACATACTTTGGAAATCCTTAGAGACATTAGCATTTGCTTGACTAGCATTCTTAGAAGCCATAGAAGAAGCCGATTGTGTATTTTGACTTACGTTATTAGCTAAATTGCTTGTGCTAGTAGAGACATTGCTTTGCATCCCTTGATATTGCGCAGTAGTTTGGGTTTTTGCATTTGCGGCTGCATTGATGGCATTGTTTGAGCTCATTGTGCTCAAACTGCTAACATTTGCATTCATCTGGTTCATTGAACCAGTAATATTCATATTTGCTTGACTATATGCTGAGCCCATAGTATTCGAGGTACTTGTAGCATCATTAGAAACTTTTGTACTAGTTTCTTTAGATTTTCCTGTGATAGTATCCCATAGGTTCGAGAATCCATTTTTTATGCCATCCCACGCCCCCTGCAAAACATTCGGTATAGCTTCTAATATTGCAGACGCTAATGAGGTGATAATTTGTAAGCCCGCCATCGCGATCTGAGGAAGCATCTGTATGATCGTTGTAACTAACGAGATAATAATCTGAATACCCGCAGAAATAATCTGAGGCAAGTTCTGGACCAACCCATTCACGATAGCCATGATTATTTGAATAGCCGCTTGTAATAGCATAGGCAAATTCTGAACAATAAAATTGCACAGTCCATTTACAATTTGAACTGCTCCTTGCATTAATTGCGGGATATTACTCATCAACCCTTGAATCAATTGCAAGATTGCATTTAAGGCCACTGGCAATAATTGAGGGAGCATTTGGGTTAACCCATCAATCAATCCTAAAAGAATCTGAATACCCGTTTGTATAATTTGTGGTAAATTCTCAGTGATTGATCCAACAAAAGAAGAGAGTATTTGTTGAACCGAGCTAACTATTTGTGGAATATTTTGTATAATCCCATTTACAAGACTTAACAATAAATTCATACCCATTGACAATAGCTGTGGTAAAGCACTAGCCAATGAGGTCAAAATAGTTGTAATAATGGTCAACGCTGAACTAATCAACGATGGCAAGTTCTGTGCGACACCGCCCACTAGTGACCCAATGACGTCTACGCCAGCTTGCACAATTAGTGGAAGCATTGTAGCAATTGTATTCGCCAATTTTGAGATCAATTCTGTACCACTAGCGATCAATTGTGGCAGTTGAGAGGTAATACCCGTCACTAGACTAGTAATAATCTCTGGCCCTTTTGTGGTAACGGTAGTCAGCATTTGATCAATCTGTGTTCCAAACTGATTATTGACTAGTCCTAACCCGGCAACGACTAAACCTAAGATGGCCGCTGGACCAACTGCAGCTAAAGCTACTTTCATAATTGTGCCCATTGCAACAGTCATTCCGTTTAAAGCACTCATGCCGACAGCTGACGATGTCGCTAAACTTCCACCAATTTTTGGAAAAAGTCCAATCAAATTTGAAATACCACTTTCAAATAGTTTCATCGGCCCGCTTACTACTCCGCCGATGATTCCAGAGAAACTGGTAAAACCCTTGCTTAACAATTTGATTCCTGGAAGTGCAGCGTCTAATGCTAAAGCCCCTCCCACCACAGATGCTAAAGGAATCAAAGGCTTAATTGCTGACGTGACATCCATAACTGCTTTTCTGTACTTAATCAATTGATCGCCTGATAATTTGGTTCCATTTACAAAATGGTCTAAAATCGGATTCAATTGGCCTAAAATATTGACGAAATTATCAAGCCCTTGGGATTGACCAAGTTTATCAACGAATTTGTCAACAGCTTGTACTAATGTTGTTAACAATGGTAAAACGGCTGTTCCAACTTTAATCTGTAACGTCTCAAAAGATCCGCTTAGTCCCTCTATTGCACCTTTTAGGTTGTTGAGCTTCTCTTTTGCAACTTCTGCCGCCGTGACTTTGCTGATGGCTTCTTGCATAGAATTAGCTCCATCAGCACCTTCATTCATTGCGATAGTAGCTGCACGCACTGCATCCGTACCAAACATCGTTTTTAGTGCTTGTTGTTGCTGCTGTTGGGTAAGACCAGACAATTTGTCTTTTAACAATTGCGAAATATCAGCAAAAGATTTAATCTTCCCATTTGCGTCAAAGAACTGATTGGCTCCTTCTTCCGTCATCAAGCCTAACTCTTGCATCTTAGCTTGTGCTTTATCCGTTTGCGGTTGTAAGTTTTGAAGCATTGTCTTCAATGAAGTCCCCGCATCTGATCCTTTTAAACCGTTTTGAGCGAATACTGCAAGAGCATCTGTTGTATCATTAAAACTTAATCCAACACCAGAAGCGACCGCTGAAACCATGGACAAGCCGAATTTCAATTCTCCAACGTCTGTCGCTGATGCATTTGCTGCACCGGCTAATTGATTTGCAGCATCTACAACAGTGAGATTGTCGTTTTTAAATGCATTCAGTGCCGTCGATGCTATTTCTGCTGCGCTCTTTAAATCTAGTTCTCCTGCGGTTGCTAAGTTCAATGCACCGGTCAAACCGCCATTTAAAATATCTTTTGTGGAAACGCCCGCCTTAGAAAGCTCTCCTATTGCGTCGGCTGCTTCACTTGCAGAATAGGCAGTTTCTGCACCAGCTTTGATTGCCGCATCATTGAATTTCTTCATCGTCTCCGAGCTCTCACCGGTTACTGCTTTGATGTTACTCATCTTTTGCTCAAACTCTGCAGCTTTCGAAACAGTATCCGTAATGCCACTTTTGATCTTATTTAAAGCAGCGAACGCAACACCTACACCTACAATTTGTTTGACTAAGCTTGCTGTTTTTGAGGAAGCTTTATCCGTATTGGAACCAATACTATTCAAAGCATTGGCCGCTTTAGAACCAGCAGTACTAAAAGCATTGGTAAGCTTCGATCCTACCTGTGTTGCTAAATTCCCAGTAGTAGTAACAACTTTATTAATTGGAGCAGTGATCTTATTTGCCATATTATTGGCACCAGATACCACTGCAGAGAATGCCTTAGTAAATGTTGAAGGAATTTTATTGCTTGTATTTTGAGCGACACTAGCAATTCCTAGGAACCCTTTATTTGTTAAGTTTCCTAATGTACTGGCTGTGTAGCCAATTGTTTGAAAAGCTTGCTTAAATGGTGCCGGAACTTTTGTGGCTGTGTAATTAGCCACAGAAGCAATTTTTTCAAAGCCGCTACTAACAGATGACCCTAGCCCGCTAGCCGATTTAGAAATGGAATTCAGAACACTCGAAAAACCGCTACTTATTTTCGAGTACCCTGACTGAGCAATACTAGCAACTTGATTGAATGCCGATTTAAACGGCTGGGGAATTTTTTCGCCAATAGATGCAATTACCCGCTGAATCTGACCACCTGCTTTTGTGAAAACTGCAGTCATTGCTGGGGCAATGCCGGCCAAGTTCGTTGGCATATTCGCACTTAATTTACTCATAATCTGCCCAACCTTTTGGACCATTGAGTTGCTGTGATTCGTCGCTGCAGCAGCTGCAGCCTTCATGCCAGAATTAGTCATGTTTACAACCTTGTTCATAGCATCGTTATATTGTGATAAATCTGCGCCGATAATTGCATTGATTGATCCATCAAAAGCCATTCCCTCACCTCCAATTCTTATTTTTGAAATAGTCTGTTACCGTTTTTACTTGTTTCGCCATTTGATGTTTCTCGTTTGAGGAATTTGTTCTTGAGAATAGATCCCTGATTTTTTTCTCCGCTTTTTTCTTGTCGAAAACTTTTGTGAGTTTTGGTTTTTTTGCATTTAGAACATATCGAAGATTGAACGCAAAAATTGATTGTCGTTCTTGTATATCAATATCCCTTAACGCTAAACCTTCAAGGATTGATTCAAGTTCCCACAAATAACAATTCATAATTAGATCGATGTCTGTTAATCCTTGTCTTGCACAGTCGATAATGAGATTTCTTTCTTCATCCGATCCGCCAATTCCTGCATAGCCTTGGATTGAGCTTCGGGATTTTCGATATCCTCGGTCGGATTCATCCCTTTCACCGCTTCGCTTGCTTTCTCTAGATTGCCAATATATTTCTTCAGTTTCTTCACGAAAAAACCTGAAGCCAACATCTCTGCTTTCAAATCAGAAAAGATTTTACCGTATCCTTCTTCTTCATCCTCAAATCTTTCAACGTATTCACCAATGGCAGTTAATACGTCGTTTTCTGACGGGTCACCTTTTGCGGCGAGTTTGATAATATTGACTAGTGCGTCATCATCTTCTTCAAGAACTTGTGCAAATAGAATTCCTGCACCGTCGTTTTGAGAGTTCCCGTTTTTATCTTTGCTGGCTAGTTTTTTATTCGCTTTGAACAACATGCCATATCCAAATTTTATTTCTAATGGTTTTCCTTTTAATTCAACTGTAAATGCCATTTCGTTTCCTCCTTGTTTTGTACAAAAATAAAAGGCTAGTCTTTCGACTAACCTTCTGATGCCTTCACTGTAAATGCCGGGATATCTACCGGATCTGATTTTTGACTTTCTTCAACAGCAATAGCCACATAGTCACCTTTTGCGACCTCAGTCCCTGCAGATAGCCCTGTTATAGCCAAAGGACTTGCCCCTTCAGTAACTTTTGTCCCATCTTTTTTGTTAATCTCGAATGTTCGTGCCATTATTTTTCCTCCTATCCAAGTTCTATAGTCGCCCCATCGGTTGTTGGTGTGATTTCACCAACAACCGGGGCCGTTATTTTGACTTAATGTCGTCATAATCGCCTGTTGTTTCTCCAGGACGTTGGAATTTGTACAAGCTTTCGATCATAGCTACATCTTCATCAGAAAGAGGGAATGTTCCGTCTTGCAATTTCCCTACAATGTTCAACGTGTAGCTGATCTCTACTAAATCGTCACCCTCGTCGTATTCCAATTCATCTGGAATGCCATAGCCAAATTTCGCAGGATATGCTTTGATTTTCAAGCTTTCTTCCCCTTCTGGCTTACCCAATGTTTCTGAAACTACGACACGCCACACTTTGACCGATTGCCCGTTCTTCTTTGCATCTTCAATAATTTGAATAGAATTATCGTCAGGGGCAAAGTATTGCGTTAATTCAATACTGTGTTCATCAGTCGATTTAAGGATGATTCGACCCATCTTGGTTTGTTCATCAATGTTGTCACCACCGATAGTAGTAGTCCCTTCCGTTTGAAATGCTGGTAATAATGCTGGTGATCCGATTGGTGCGGATACTGCTTGGATGAAATACCAAACACGGTTCCCTTTAATTGGTGTGCCTTGAAATTTTGTTACACCATTATTCACTGGATCCGCAAAATATTGTAGGTGCATTTGCATTAATTGATTTTTCTTCATGAATATTCCTCCTAAAATATATAATCTGAAATTCTAAAAATTATGTGATAGACTTCTCTCCCAATTGTGTCGTCAATTCGTATGTCAGATGACACTTTCTTGCGCACACCAAGCGCCGCTTTTGTCTGATGAATTGCATCTTCTGCAGCTGTACGGCTGTTAGTCGGGTAAAACAAATCAATCTGTAAATCTGTATCCACAACTGCAGGACCAAACTTAGCACTTGGACTGTCATCGTCAAGGTGAGTTCCTATCACGTAAAAAGGCTCCATGACATCTTTGCCAGGGAGCTTAAAATAAATAGGGATTCCTGTTTGACCTAAGCCATCAGAAATCCCTTTTAAAAACTGTGTATTCGGAGCGTGTTCCATTGAATCACCCTCTTGCTATTTTTCTCATGTTCTTCATAAATCTTGGAAATTCCTCTTTTACTGCAGGAAATAGGAATGGTTGTGCCGCCATATAACGTGTGCCTTCTTCTACATAAATAGAATACTCAGCGGGGGAAACCACATTCGTGCGAAGTCTTCCAGACTCAAAAGAATAAATCGTGTTGCTTAACCACCCTGTATCGAATGGTGCAAGTTGTTTAGCGCGTTTCTCAACACGCATCCCTGATCGCACAACTTCTTGATGAGTGGCTTGTTCCATCTTTCCTTTTTGTTGAAGGACGTTACGAGTAAATTTGTCCAGTCCAACAATCTTTACTGTTTTACTCATGAAACAATCACTACTGTCGAGTTACGATGATGTTTCAGATCAAAAAGATTGCGTCTAGCGTCCTCGTATTCAATTTCGCTGATCTCATCCCACACTCCTTGTAAATGAAGCTTAAAGGCTGTCTTGGTGTATTTTCCAAAGAAAGAAAGTTGTTCGGATTCCGAAAGTAAACTTTTTCCGCATGGTAGTAATTTTGTTTCTGTTTTCACTTCATCCTCACCAAGATAACCAGGTACTTTTTTGGAGAAAGTAATCTTACAACGATGGTTATAAATCACTAAATCCACCTCGCGATCCCTTTACCAGCTATTTTCGTTGGTTTAGTGTGTTCATCAAACAAAGAGAGATATTCATCCAGATAAGATTTCTCCCATGTGTACGAACGTCCCTCTTCACTATCAGCACTAGCACCTTCACTGTTCAATTTGTTGAATCGTTTAATGGTTACATCTCGTTTGATGTAGTTAAACTTTTCGGGAACAGTTTCGATTTCATCTGTGCCATTCCTCGATGCAAATTGATTTATAGTGGCAAGAATTCGCTCATCACTATCCTCAATTAGCAAATTCAACAGCTCATCTTGAAGATTGTCCGAAATCCCTAATAGCAGCTTAATTTTTTCTAGCATATTTTTCACCTACGCTAACTCGATTGTTGCCCCATCTGCAGTCGGTGTAACTTCCCCGATTACTGGGGCCGTTATTTTGACGCTTCGATTGTTGCCTCAACAACGCCTGCTGGGATTTCAGGGAATAGAACCAACGCATTCATAAACAACGATTCATAAGTAGCATTACGCAATGTACGTCCACGAGTTGCAGAGATAAACCCTGTTTCATCCATGAAGTCTGCAAAAATACCACCCACATCAGAAGTATTCATATTCAAGAAAGCAAGCACAATGTTATCTACTGCTGTTGAATAGATTTTCCCTTCTGGAATAGCATTCAATACAATGACGTTGTTTGCTCCCAAGAAGTTTTTAAGTAAGGTCATACCAAAAACGTTCGAGGCATCTGCCAATACTTTCGTATCACCCAGATAAGTCGCAACATCCATCGGATTCACGAATGATACAAATTCAGCACCGTCAAATTCTTCGAAGGTATTTAACTTACCCCAAGATTTTGCTAACGCTTTTTGAATACCTGCTTCTGAAATCTTTGTAGGGGCTGTTCCTAAGAAAGTAACAAAATCATTTTTGATTTTCCCCTGCATTTGGCGAATCAAACGTTGGTCAGATTGATCGATGGCAACTGATGCACCATGACGAGCGATTGCTTCCGCTGAAACAGCACGACGCCATTTCTTCCAAGCAACTTGGAAGGATTTCCCTTTTTTACGAGTCACTTTTGATAACGGAATATCCTCTCCTTCTGCCACATCACCATCTTTTAAAGCTGCCGCCCATTCATACATTTGAATCTTCATATCCTGAGACAACTCTAATTTACGAGTGACACCTAGCAACGTAAGCAGCTCTTTGATTCCTTTTTCGAACAAATTAACAAAATCAATTGACTTAATTTCTCCTAAATCGTCCATTTTTGTTAAATCTGTTTCTGACGCGAACATTTGTAAGTTCATTTTCATTAATTTATCTTTGTTTGTTTTGGACATATTTTTCATGTGTCTTCCTCCTAAAATAATTCTCTATTTTGTGCAATCATTTGTTGACGCTCTTTAGAGTCCTTGATTGCCATGATTTCAGCTTTAGTCATTTGCCCGGCCCCTGTTCCTACACGTGTTTTTGATTTCGAAGCAAGCCGTTCATTCACTTTGGCTTCTACTGCTCTATCCCATTCTTCGCGTAACGCTTTTACGTCTTCTAGGATTTCTTCAGCTGTTTCACCAGTAACACGCGTAGCGAAATCCGCAGGCATCCCATTTGCAGTGAGTTGTTTTCCTTTTTCGACAAATAACTGCTCTTTGCGAAACTCAGCTTTTTCTTTCTCGAAGTCATCTTTTTCTTTCTGTATCAATGCTTTTTGACGTTCGGATTCAGAAAGTTTAGCAAGTCGAGCTGCCTCGTTTTTTTCCTGTTCAAGTTCTTTCTGCCATTTTGATTTTTTGCCTTTGACAATGGTGTCGATCTCGTCATTATCCTTAAATCCAAATTTTTCTTTGATGGCTGCCAACTGTTCATCAGTTAAATTTTCCGCATCAAATTCAGGTGTTTGCTCCTCGGCCGGCGGAGTATCACTGCCGTCAGGTTCAGCGAAAAATTGTAGATGCATTGGCATTAATTGTTTTTTAAACATAATTGTTACTCCTTCCATAGCTTTTAACGTGGATCAATGCTTACACTTCCGATGCTTTTAATGTCGTCACGCTTGGACAAAATAAAAAAAGCCTAGCAAAACCTACGCTTCGTTATTTCCTTATATATTTAACAGTCTCTTTAATTATTCCTATTGTGATAAAAAGCGATAGCGCCAAAAGTGGCATCCCTACCAATACGCAAATAGCTTTAACAATCAAAATATTCACTCCTCTATAATCCTAACTCGTTATCTGTCGGCACAATCGTACTTCTGCAATTTACATGCATAGGTGGCGCATTAGTTCCTGGTTGGTAATCTTTAATCTTAAATACTTCACCATTCAGTCCCTTGCATATCTCTGTGGTTCGATTGTCGATATGAGCCAGATATTCGTATTCAGTTAATCCAGCTTCTTGATACCTTTTGACTGTGGCATTATTGATGATATTTGTTCCATCCGTTCGAACGATCGCCTCAGCCCTGCTTCTGGCCACATTGTACTTTTTACGTAGTTCACGAGCCATATCTGCTGGACCCATCCCTCGAACAAATCCTTTTGTAAGAATACTTTTTAAATCAGCAGCCAGATCATCAACATTTCCCCAGATACTTTGGGAATAATTTTTGCCGTTGAAAGGAGTTTCGATCAATTGTTTCAAAGCAGGACTATTCAACGTACTAGCCGACTTTCCAAAATTCACTTTGCGATACGCATATTTGCCGACTTCTTTTAGATAGGACTCAAACGATTTATGCAACTTATTAGACATTTTTCCCAACTGATAAGCTAAGTCAAGCTGCAACGCTTCTAATCGTGTGACCTTTCCTGCAGCATATTGTTCATTCAGTCGTTTCAACAGTTCAGGATCTTTCTCAGCTTGTTTAAAGTACTTCTCAGCATTCGTCCGATAATCCGACAGATCTTCTCGCATGAGTCGTTTCCTCGCTTCCTGCAGAGAGATTTTATTCTCCTTGGCATATTGAGCGTAAAAAGCGTAAATCTCTTTCTGGACTCTCTGACGCCCTTCTGTGTAAATGTTCTGCAACTCGTCAAAGAAATCAACATCTGTTTGGTCGACATAGGCAAAGATTTCATCCATCCGCTTTTTCCAATAGTGTTGGGAGCTAGTCATTCAATCACTCCTCAATCTGCTCTTCTTTATCCTTAGCATTCTTATCGATTTCACTCGGACGCCTTGGATCTGATTCTTTGGCGGACTCTTTTTTGATCCGATCTAACTCCACTTCTGGATCAATACCAGTTACTGTGTTTAGAATCTCGAATAGAGTTTCGTCAGATACTGTTCCGTACAATTGGCTAGCTAAAGAAACAATTTCGTTATCAGATTTAGGAACATTAGCGGTAAAGATAATATTCGTGTCGTTGATATCTTCATACGCCGTCGATTCATTCCCTTTAACTCGCCAAATATTGACTGCTAAGCGTAAGCGCCTCATCAATCCCTTTTCAAATAATCTTTGTTGCATCACTCGCCTATTGTCAGCAGCCATGAGTTTATATTTCATTGCTTCACCAGATTGCGTCCCGCTAAAATTGGTATCCAACGTATCTGGCGTGAATGTAAAACGTAAGATATCATCGACTAAGCGTTGCTTATAGGTTTCCGATCCAGCTGCATCATATTCCTTAACTAGATACTTCGCATCTGGTGTCGAACCATTAGGATTAGGATTATCATCCATAATCATGATTCGAGCTCGTTTAAATGCCAAAGAAACGGCCAAGCGCGAATTAGGAACAATGTTTCCTTCTTCGTCTAGGTCGTTTTTCGCAGTTCCTGTGTAAGGATTGCCAGTAATCATTAAAATCGCATCCATACTATCTTGTTGAAAGTTTGCCAGTTCTGATTGTGATAGATCATAAGCGTCTATGGCATCTAAAACAGGTTCGTAAGCTCCTGTTCGATCTTCATTATTTGCGTATTCGTTGATTGGCACTCCGTCAAAAGCATAATCATCGTAGTCGTCTAAGTGCAGTCCGCGTTCTTCCTGATTATCATTCAGATAGATATAAACCATGTCGCTGGTGTAGACGTTAACGAAATCTTTCCTTTCTCCATTCCCATAATCAATTGTGTAGTAATAAACGCCAAATAGTGAATTATTGTCTGTTGTATCGTCATATACAACAAATGTCTTCTCAGGGTCCAATTTCACTATTTTTACAAATGCTTGCTTTTCGTCCAACCCAACAGTTGCAAGCTCATACGCTCGCCCATAGATGGACAAATCCGTTTTTATTAAAACATTATGATAGGTTTCGTTATTGCGCTTGTTGAATTCGTCAATTTGCTGTTGCAACTCGTCGTTCTCATTTTTATACTGTACTGGTTGCCCCAACATATACCCTTGTTCAAAAATAGTGATGTATCTTGAGAAATCACTAGCAATTCGATTGTCTGCTGCAAATTCATCCGTTTTATCAGGACGGTACTTGATATTATTATCTGCTAGATAATACCGCTTCAATTCTTGCAAACGAGGTAATTGCTCCGTTCGGTGTCGATTAATAAACTTTTCTAATTTATATACCCACTTTTCGCTTTCAAACTCGATGCCATCGAAATCTTCTTGAGACATTCTGAACACTGAATTCGCGTTTTTGTGATACCGATGATCTCTTAAAAAAGTAATTCCTTTATCCACTGAACACCTTCCTTTCTAGCCAAAAAAGAATTTGGCTGCGTCCATTTTTTGCTTCATATCCTGTTTTGCGTACATATCATCGTTAAAAGCATATCGAGTGGCATCAATCGTATGATTGTCCTTATCTTCAAGTCTTGGCTTTGGATTGCCGTCACGATCCGTTTGATAATCGATATTTTCGAATTCTTTTGCAATATTCGGCGTTCGTAAAGGATCAATGCAGATAAAGTCCAAATCATCTAGCCATTGTTCGCCGTACTCTACAGAATCAGGACCTTTTTTGACTCCATAAACATTTGACATAAAGTGCTCGTTCCTTAACTCTGCAATTGACTTAGGTTCAGCCGAATCTGCATTTATCCTGTCTGTTTGATAGCCTTTTGATTTGGCTTTTCCAGCGAATTCTCGATTGCTTATTTTTTGACCATAGATTTCATCGATAGCGTAAATCCCATTTTTCTTTTTGTCATAATGCCAACGAACAAACGCTAGTGGATCAGTAGCATATCCGAAATCGAGACCATTTCTGATGTTGTCAAAGTTCGCAACCATCTCATCCGTAATACTGCCCAGTTCTACTTGAAGATTATCGAACGGAACAACACCTGAACCGATGGCTTTTCCATCGTATTCCCATTCAGCACGCCTTGGATTTCTTTTTCTAGCAGCTTCAACTTCGCTCAAAAACTCCTTCGAGATAAAAGGGTTATCTTTATAGGTCGAGTGATGAACGAATGTATTTTCAGGCTGAAAACTAGACTCATATTTTTTGTTTACCCAGGATTGTCGACGTTTCGGTGGGTTGTAACTGAAAAAGAATTTATAAAAAAGACCATCTTCTAATTCACCACGTAGCAGTGAGTTAGTGATAGTCGTTACTTCATCTTCAGTTTTAAATTCTCCTAGCTCCTCTATCCATCCGATTGTAAATGGGAATTGACTGTCTTTTAATGATTTGATTCTTTCAGGATTTTGAGCGCCTCTAAAAATCATATAATTTCCACGAGGCATATACGTAATCCTTAAAGGTGACTTATTAAATTTAAAAAGATGCGTTACACCTTGTTGTTTAATCGCCCATTTCATTTGTTCGTATATTGACTGTTCTAGTGTGTTATCAACATAACGAATACCGACCGCATTAACTGCGTATCTCATGAGCAATTGAGTAATAATATGAGCAATATCTGATGATTTACCAGAGCCACGTCCACCCTTGCAAATAATGTTAAGAATATCTGAGTTTAGAGTGGCTTTCCATACCGAATGAAACTTTTTCGGCAGCAATTCTGAAAGCTTCTTAGCCATCTTCATCACCAATATCATCTACAAACACTGGCATTTCAGTAACTTCTATTTGTTGTTTGTCGGTAAACAGCGCATGACGTTTTCCAAGAAGTTCAGCTGCCTTCAAGCGGTCTTTAGCACTAACTTCAACTCCATCATAGAGTCCTTTCGCTGTTGCAACTGTCTCTGTTTCCTCACCGCGCATAACTGCTGTTAAATATTCTAGAATCTCTTTTGCGTCGGCTGTTCGTTCGTTATGCATTTGTTCGAGCTGTTCATCTATATAGGATTTAATCTCAACATTTCTCAACAATCTTCCTGCGGCAGTCGCTGCTGAGGAATTCTTTTTAACGTTGGGATAGGCCACCTTATAAGCTCGCGTGCCGTTCAAATCTTTTAAATATTCATCTGCAAAAATTCGTTGTTTGTCCGTCATGATATTCACCTTCCTTCTTTTTACACGAAAAAAAGACACCCACAAAGGGTGCCAAAATCTTTACTTAAATTTTACAGCATCTGCTGTCCCTATAATGACCGCTTGATTGATTCCTCTGTCAAACATTGCCAACTCAGGCTTTACGTTTATATTTATTACACCGTTAGCACCTATACTAGACGCCGTTGCCACTAAGTTATTTAAGGCTTCCTGTATTGCTTCACTAAAATCTGCTTGTTTAAACATCCCTGATTGGCTAATAGTAACAGTATAAATCGCATCAAGATGATCATAATCTTCATCTATCTTTGGTCCACCAAATCTCACTTGCATAATTATCGTCCCTCCCACTTTAAATGATAAACAAAGTCATTATATCATTTATTGGTAAGCTGGTTAATAATCACATTTATTTCACGCTATCATATTAACATTTAAAGTAAGACGTACTCAAGACAAGAAAAGGACATGAGACAAATCATCCAAACTATCAATACCAAAAAGGAAAATTGATAATTCCTCACTGGCTTTCTTGATGTCTCGATCAACTGTTCTAGAATCAACATTGTAAAAAGCAGCTAGATCATTCTTTGACTTATACTCATTTGAATTTTCGAAAACATATAATTGACGAATAATATTGAACCTTCTTTCAGCCATCGGACCTTGATTATGACAGTATTGGCAATAAGAAGAGAACATTAGATCAAAGTAGTCTAACATCTCCTTGGTCCGAGCCTTATACTTCATCAAAGTTTCGAGATTTAACTCTTCTGGATCAAATATACTATTTTCATATTCTGTCAATTTCGGTATTACACCTTCGCAATGTTCACGAAGCATTTGATACTTTTTTAATAAAAGAGTTGTGTTCCTCAGTTTCCAATTCCTTCGTTCTCGCTTTCTTTCTTTTCCTTTCATAGCTTCAATTTTTACAACCTCTTGAGTGATTGCAGCTAGTGTATCTTTAGTCAGTTTTTCAGCCAAACTCAATTCCTCCCCATAGCGATTTTGAAATTGTCATCCTGAATTTCTATTAACACAGATAAAAACCTAATAGCAACCGGATGGTTATTGTATTTATTTCCTAGCATTCCCATTGATTCAATTAGCCATTGCCAATATTCATCAGATGTGATCGGATGTTGCTTCATGAACTCATTGGATGACTGCATCCATTTTTGAATGTCTTGAAAGAAATTCCCCCAATTCATTCGATCTCCTCAATCCTTATATAAATGCCAGGAGTCGCAGCCCAAAATTTTTCAATGATTAAGCTAACTACATAAGAATCATCTTTCCAGAATCCTAATTTAGTCATACAGTCTTGCAAAAGTTTGTTGCTATTGTCTAAGTCTGGTTTGGTATATTTGTACTCGCCATCCTCATGACTACCTACAATCGGGAAGCACCACTTCACCATCATCCGAACCGGCCGCATGATTTTGCTTTTTGGTGTGTGTTCCGATAGATGGCTCATTAACTTTACACGAGCTTTTTTCAAATCATCCGGCTCATAAAAATATGGCTTACCATTCACAACATGAACCTTCTTTTGTTGATGAGTCGTTTCTGGTGGGATTATCGGCATAAAGAATTCAATCATCTTCTTTTTCCTCCCTCAAATCAACATGTACTTTCCATCCGCATTTACACCAGCGATCAAAAGTATATTCTTCGATGACTATGCCGCCTTCATTTTCTCCGATCAAGCCATTGCCGCATGCAGGGCAATCAACATATTTTCTGGTCAGTTCAATACATTTATCCATTAACATCAAAACACCTCCTAAATAAAATTCATAATAATGACTCCAATAATCCAAAATGCTGTAGTAGCTGCAATTGCTTTGAAGAAGATATAAATAAAAGAATCTTCATCATCAGATTTTTTCGTTCCTGAAACAATGTAGCTTACAAAAACATCTAATCCCCACGCTTGAAAAAATTTCAATTGAATCAGACTAAACGTTGGTGAAATAATCCCATTCCACAATTTCATAGTGACAAATCCACCATAAAGCATTGCTACAAACGCCAACACGATCGAACCAACTGAAATACCTATTGCCGACAGCGTCGCCCATCCATAATCTTTTTTATCCATTCAAAAACCTCATTTCATGTTATTTTATTTTGGTATATACCTATTTTGCTTTTTCTTTTACACTCCATTTTTTGTCTCTCTCAGTCTCCATTACTCTCTACTCCCAGAGGGAGAGAGTAATGGGACAGTGAGACAGCGACAGAATAAGCTTTCTTAGCTATCACGGGCTAATTACTAGCTGATAGGCAGTTACGAAGACGAAGTTTTTTTACACTCTTTTACCATCTAAAAAGCTAGTAATGGTTTATTCTTTATTTTTAACAACTAAACCGCCATCAACACTGAATCCCTCGTGTTTTTTTACTCTTCCATAAATTGATTTTTTCGATAGTTCTAAATAGTCAGCAACTTGATTTACTTCAATTGGGCTTCCGTCTTCACTCAAAATGTTGAAGGCTTCTTCCAATTCTTTTGCTGCCTTTTCTGATCGTGACTCATTCGATTTCTGAACACCCTTTTTCCAATTCTCCTTGGGATCTTCTTCAAGCTTGATGTCCTGCAGCGTTTCGTCCAACACATGAACAGGATATCTAAACCAAGCATTGACTGGATCGAACTTCGGAAATTCTCGCAAGGTTCCTTCAATACGCCATGCGGTTGCTTGACGTGCAGCACGAACTGCATCTTGACGTTCAATTTCTATCTGCTTCAAAATATCCTGTGATCGAATGGCTGACATTAAATGATGTTGCATTTGTTTCTTGCTAAACTGATCATCCAACCCCACATCATCATAAGTTGGATTGTAGGTCTTAATTGCTTTGCTGAAAGTCTGACATATTGCTTCGTTTTCCAATTGCATGTAACGATCTTCAGTTACTGGTAATTCGATTAAATCTAAGATCGCGTCAGGGTCCCGTGCAAATACTCCAGATCCTGATGATCGGTCTATTGAGTTTTTTCCACCTTGAGAACCCTTACTGTGATGATGACAATAGATGACTGCGCAACCTAATTCGGTAGCGATCTTGTCAAACTGATTTGTAAAGTTGGCCATCTCGTGAGCGCTGTTTTCGTCTCCGGTCAATACTTTGTAAATAGGGTCGATAATCACTGCAATATAGTTCTCTTTTTGAGCTCGGCGGATCAGCTTCGGTGCCAGTTTATCCATTGGACTCGTTTTACCTCGCAAGTTCCAAATGTCAATATTCGATACGTTTGCGTGGCCTAATCCTTGTTTATTGTAGATATCAAAAAAACGTTTTTTAGCTGAGTTTTCATCTAATTCGAGATTGACATATAGTACTTTCCCTTGAATACAGTCAAAGTTAAACCACTTGCGTCCCTCAGCTATAGCTATTGCCAATTGAATCAACGCGAAAGACTTTCCGGCTTTACTTGGTCCAGCAATCAACATTTTATGCCCTTGTCGTAACATTCCTTTGATAAGTTCAGGCGCTAATTCAATTGCTTTATCGAATAAATCTCCTAGGCTTTCAGGATCAGGCAAGTTGTCATTCATATCTTCAATGTACTCTTGCCATTCTTCCCATGAACCTTTACCAATATTCGTAGCCACAAGAAATTGCTTCTTTTCGCCACGAATAAATCCGGGTAGACGACTAAGCCTAGAAGGGTTTTTGTTTTGTTTATCAACTTTCAATCCGTTACTTTCGACGATCTTATATAAATAATCGACCCGTTCTTGATATTGCGGGTAATTAACAGCGTCGATTTTGACGATTGCATGAAGGCTTTTCTCTCCACTGTATGTCAAAGCAACGATTGGTAATTCTAACTCTCGAAGGATTTCATTTTGTTGGTCAATCGACATGCTATCCGACTCAACCAATGAGTAACGAAAATCAGTAACATTAGTATTTTTTACGCCTTCTCCATCTAGCGGGTTGATACGAATCCACGCGCCGCTATTCGGATTCGGGTCTCCTAGAACTGCTCCGATATCCTCTTTGCAACGTCGTAGACTATCGATCAATTCGCCTGCAGTTTTCGTATACACCCCTGATGATTTGGGCAGCCATTTTTCTGTTCCGTCTGTCCGTTTCACTGGAAAACCGTCATTCACATAACCAATGATATCCCCTGGATTAAAAACAGCTTCTAGATAATTAATAATTTCCTTGGATGGATTCCACGATTTGGGCTCATGAACTTCTTGACCAAGTACCCAATCGGTATTTACTAAGCGATAGCTCTTATCTACTGCTGTAGCGGTAAAACTATCATTCCATCCTAAAATCATATCGTCGTCTTCATTATGGATTGGCTGCCATCCGTTTTCTTTTGCTAATTGGGTAATCGTCGCACCAGTCACAGGTTGACTCGCACCTTCAAAGGAACTCCACTTTTTAAACGTTTCTCCCGATCGATACCTGGAATCATTCTGACTCCATTGGTCCCAATCCGCTGCTGTATAGCCTTCATGTTTGAGTGCCATTCCAACGTTGACCCATTCTTGATAAGAAAGCATTGATGGATCAACATATTGAAGTAATTCCGTTAAATTTAATTTGCTTTCCACTTGATTTATACCTTCCTACTATTCTTTTTCGTCATTGTTTATGTAGTTCATTATTTGCTGTTGTTCAGAGTACTTACCATAAATAATGCCGATAATACTAAAGCTTCAGACTCTGCAAATCCGTCTTCTAAAAGAGCCTTTCTAAAACTACCAAGATTTTTTCCAAACTCAAACATTCCTGATCTAGCTTGATCTTTTTCACTTATTTTTTCTAAAATGTCATGTAAATCGTTTTCGTTCACTTATAAAATCTCCTTTTTATTCAGTATCATATGCTTCACTTCCACTTCTTATTTGATGTACAATACATATGAGCTGGTACTCCTTTTGATTGTTGCCCTTTCAATGCCCAGCTCATTGACCGCAGTCACCTCATAGGACGCGGTCTTTTTTTTATGCTAAACTATCGTTGTCCAGCGGAAACTGGGCAAGGATCAATGTTTGAGGCAGTCGATGATCGGCTGTCTCTCACATTGATAAGTACAGTTGCAAAAACCGCTCTATTCTTGTAATTTGGTTGCAACGACTCACAAACGTTGATATATAGCTTTTTTCTATTTTTCACAACTTTGATACAATTTTCGCCTATTTTTCACAACCGAAGCTACACAGTTCGCTGAGTTAGCTTATTAATTACTCTCGTTTTTTTTAATGCTTTATTTGATATAATCTCCTTATCAGTGAGTGGTCCACTGAAATAATCGATAAGGAGGTGAAAATAATTGAATCTATCCAAAGTACAAACTATTTATTTCTTGTTACATGCTACTCAGCCCAAAAACAACGATGACGATAAAATAAATTTTGATTTAATTGTCAAACATGAAGAAAAGCTTTTTACAGCAGATTTCTTGACTATCAAATCACCATTTTCTCCAATAATTCGTGAAAAAAATCTTGATTACGATGGTGATGAAGATGTAAAAGAACTAAATCTTGAATACTTTAGAAGCATATTCAGGGCTTGGCAGAGTGAAATAGGGAGCCCATTCTTTACGACTTCTAAAGCTTTCAGCAATCCTTTATGGTTGCTCGAAAAGGTGAGCCATTTTACCGATAGTATTGAAGACATTCCCTTTATTACTTCAAGAGTTAGCAATTTAAAATATTTGGAGTCTGGCCTAGAACTCAAAGAAGCTATACTTGATCTTGAGGGTTACTCAATTGTCTCTTTAGTTGTTCACTAGAACAAAATTGGAATTGTATTTCAATAAGTTGTATGCGTATTGAAGGCTTGCATATGCTTCCTCATATGTTAAGTCTTCTTTTTCTTGCAATAATTTAACTATCTCTTCACCGTACCTTTTCGACTCACCCCAGCCCAATTCAGATAGATCATTTTCTCGATCAAACTTTTTCAAATATGCATTTTTCTTTTCATCAATATTATTCATTTCTTTCTTCCTTTCTCCATGATTCGGGTGGTTAGCTTACTTCTACGCTTTTGATATCGATCTAAACCGATGCTGATATGCAGCTTTATTAGTTTGACGATATACTAGAATGACTAATTTTCTATCTACTGGTTTTAAATCAACAAACTCAAAACAGTCATCAGGATTTTCTTCGCTTTCTTTTTTAAAATATGCAGTAATATGCACGTCATAAGGTTGAGTATTGAATTCTTTAAACTTAATCATTCGCCGTCCTCCTCCGTTGGGTACCAACCCCAATCAACTTTATTAAAAATAACTTCTCTGGCTTCTTTTTCAATTTCTTCTTCGGTTGCGTCATCTGATAAGTCGATAGTTTCATAAATACTGTTGCCGCCATCAGCGTTGAGCCAAACTTTAATTTTCATTGGTAAAACCTCCTTGATAGTGGTCGTTAACGGAACTATTTTTCTTCGTTACGATAAGGATTCTGCATACACCACTCCATAAACGTTACTAGAACTGGACATTGTTCCTCTTTGGTTAACCAAGCTCTAATAGCAAAGTCGTGAGTATTAACAACTGAGTAAACTGCTCCGAAGGGAGTTACCCATCTATTCTTTACATAAGCTTCTTTCAACAGTTCAAGTACGACCTGTTGATTACTGTTGAGTTTCCGGTTATTCATGCTTTCCCTCCTCTGTATCCTCCGTCAGCGTATTAATCAAAAAAGCTTAATTGTTTATCTTTTTCAACTAACTCTTTATTTCTAATTTTTTTATACGCTTTTAGGACACTTTCCGTTTCTTCAAAATCAGTTCCGTATTCTTGATCCAGCAATTCAAGAATTCCGATCAATACATTGCTCGATCTTGTTTGACCTGTCTTTTGAGCAAAATTTAGTTCTTTATACTCCAATTCTTGAATCTCGTTTCTTAAATCCTGAAGAGTTTTCATATTTTTCCTTTCTAAAATTCTGCAATTGCCCCAGCTAACGTACCTTCTGCTTCTTCACTAGCCGTTTAGTGAACGGATTTCTTTCGTACAGCTCGCCAGATGACACATTCACCACAATCACAATGCCGTTGACCTCTGCCGAAAAGTGCATACTATCCCACTGACGATAATTTCTAAGCCGATGATAACCATACCTCGCCGCAATTTCTCTTATTTTTTTCTTTGGCATAATCTAGCCCTCCACGTAGGTACTTGGAGTCACGCCTTGCGGGAGTCTCCAGCCGTTAGCTGCAATCCGTCCGATCATTTTACTAGCAGATTCAAAACTCCACGTACCCACGTTCAGGAAGCCACGTTGTTCAAGCTGTCTAATTTGTTTAGGAGTTGCAAGTCCTTCCACCCGTCGTCTTTCTAAGCGATCTAACATTTTAGCCGCTTTGCCGGCATTATCAATCTGATCTGGCAAAATCCCCAATTTCTCTAACGCTGATACTTGCTTATCAGATGGCGGTGCCATTTCCCAGCCGAAGCTTGGAACGTAACTTGATAAGTCTTCTGCTTGAATGGACATTTCAAACTGCAATGGATCGACTAGCTTGCGTTTTCTCTTGCGCATTTCCGCTAATTGTTTGGCTAAGGCTTCCTCACGTTCAGAAACGACGTCTTTTTCAGCCTGTGCCTCAGCTTCTTCAAGATCGATAGCTAATCCATCTTCCCCGGCCTCTTCGATATTCTCGGTCATCTTTTTGGCAACATCATCAGAACTGGCGATTAAATGTGCCGGATGGCAAAGCTCATGACGTTCTGTGTGCCACAAGAAATCCAATAATAATAATTCTGTTTTTCCTTCATGCAATCGAGTGCCACGTCCAACCATTTGGCTATATAAAGAACGCACTTTTGTTGGACGAAGGACTACGATACAGTCCACTGCCGGACTGTCCCAACCTTCGGTTAACAACATGGAATTGCAAAGGACGTTATATTTATCATTTTCAAAGTCCTCTAAAATCTCCGCTCGATCTTTGGACTCGCCATTTACTTCTGCAGCGTTAAAGCCACGATCGTTCAAAATATCCCGAAACTTCTTAGATGTTTTGACTAACGGCAAAAAAACAACTGATTTCCTGTTTTTACAGTGTTTTGCCATTTCATCAGCGATTTGATATAGATATGGATCAAGCGCCGTTCCTAAGTCTTTCGTTGAGAAATCACCGGCTTGTTGCTTAACTGCAGTTAAATCTAATTTAAGCGGTATGGTTAATGCTTTGATTGGTGATAAAAATCCTTCTTTGATGGCTTTTGGCAACGTGTACTCATAAGCCAAACTTTCAAAATAGGAACCTAGATTTCGCATATCTCCACGATCAGGCGTTGCAGTCACGCCTAATACATTTGCATCTTCAAAGTAATGTAGAACTCGTTGGTAACCATCACTAATAGCATGGTGAGCTTCATCGACCACAATTGTGTCAAAAAAATTAGGAGGAAACTGTGATAGTCGTTTCTCCCGCATTAAAGTTTGTACTGATCCGACTACGACACGGAAAAAACTTCCAATGCTAGTCTGATCTGCTTTTTCAGTTGCTGTTTTGAGTCCTGTAGACTTTTGTAATTTGTCAGAAGCCTGATCCAGTAATTCACCGCGGTGAGCGAGGACGAGCACGCGCTCGCCCAATTTCACCCGATCCTCAATGACCTTACTAAATACGATTGTTTTACCACAACCGGTAGGAAGGACTAAAAGAGTTCGTTTCTTTTCATCTTTCCACTCCTGCTGGATGGCTTCTCGTGCTTCTTGCTGATAAGGTCTAAGTTGCATAGATTTTCCCTTTCTTTACTGATATACTAGAATTAAAATTAAATAAAGGTGGTTTTTTAATGGACATTCTCGAAATATTAAAAAATAATGATGCTACTCTTGAGGAAAAACTTCAGTCAAAGATTCTCAATGATGGATCTTATACTAACGCTGAATACGTAGACGATTTTTCAGAAATATCTCCCGAATGGGATGAAGCCATAATAACAAGTGAATCAGCTACAGTTCCGATTTTTGTAAGTATGAAACTAGGTGAAGATACAAGTGATAAAACTGTTTATGAAGCAAATATTACTGTCAACGCGACTTTCAGTAATTTTTCCAATGAGAATTTTGATATAACAGAAATCGAACTTGTTAGAACATCATTTTAGTCAACCTTCGTGTTGGCTTTTTTTATGCCAAAATAGTGATTCGTTTCGCTTCGATTTCTTCACTAAGTTGTTCTTTAAGATATTCCCGAATATTTACGATTGCTTGATTTCTCCAAGCTCCACCATCCGCTTCAAAGATCGCACCACGGGGGCCATCTTTCATTCGGAAGATGAATTGACTTTCTGGCTGTTCAACTTCTAAGAATGTACGGTATGGCGCAAGCACTACTGGATTCGGCACTTTAACATCTGCTTTCGACGCAACTCCTTGATTGATAGTGATAGCTTGACTAACTCCATCGTCACCAGTATTTTTTACATTTTCCTCAGACACATTCCCAACTACTTGCAGTAGAATTTGACGGTCTTCGTTAAGAACAAATTTCGACTGCAAAGCAATGTTGAATTCCTCTGTATCCATAAATGAGTTGAAGCTAAAACGTGGCACAATTGCGTTTGCTGTAGCTAACAATTCACGACGACCGTCAATTTCTAAAGTTCCCATTAAGTGAATTCTTGTTTCATCTGCAATGTGCACGATTAGACTTTCATCGATTCGTTCGATATTTGATTGAATATAATTAACTAACCCGCTCAATGTATTGATATTGATAGGTGTATCGGAAACGATGGCATGTGGAAAAACTTCTTCTACATTACCTGAAGTATTAACTGCGAATAAACGGCCATCTTCCATTTCTACAATTCGTTCGTGTGGTTTTGTTTCCATTTCAGTCATAAATTTGATTGCTTCTTTCGTTAAGTCCATTTATTTATCCTCTTTTCTTTTGTAAGTCGATGATTTGTTTTTGTTTCGCTTCTTCTTTTTCGATCACGTCAATTGGTTGGCCAACATCTGTTTTAGGTTGGCCGGTTTCTGTATCAATATAAGTTTGACCCGGTACTTCTGATTTCAATTCACGAGCTTCAACTTTACCGGTAGTTAGATCCTTGCCGGTTAATACAGTTGTAGCCACACCCTCAACAGGAGCTAATTTAGTTGTAAAATCACTAGCTACAGAAACAACTTTACGTGTTTCATCTGGCTTAAATTCAAGCTTAATTGTTACCCCACGTTTAGCAGTAGCTGAAGTGTTAGGATCATGGATATTGGCAAATACTTTCTGTAGCTCGCCGTCCAATTTTTCTTGAACGGCTCCATTCGCTAATTCTGATAGTTGAAGATCGATTGGTTTTTCCATTTATATATCCCTCCTAAAATGCTCCTGGTTGAAATCCGCCTTGTTGCTGCGGTTGATTCTGTTGTTGTGGTTGTTGTGCTACGACACCGTTATTTGCTACTGGCGCTAAATATTCATCAATTTGATTGTTTTCACCCGGAGACCCATCTTTTTTGGTGTATTTATTAATTAGAAGTTTTGCTCGGCCTTGACTGCCCACCACAGCACCCCAATTAGGTGAAAATGGTTGCCCAATGACTGGCGCTTGACCAATACCTGTAAAGAACTGCGTAAGCTTCCATTGCCATTTTTTGACCATATATAAACGATCAAAGACTTTTGTCGTTCCCTCTGCACCAGTAAACTCCATTTCAATTTCAGCATACGGCGTGCCATTTTGAATTTTAGTAGAATTACCATCATAAATTTTTCGTTCAAATCCAATTACTTTAAATCCATATTCACCAACAGGTAATAATGTGTAGGTACTCTCTTCGGCAATAAAACTGTCGCCCCATCCTAAAAATTCGTTTTCTTCGTTGTTCATGTATATTTCCTCCTAAAACTTTCTTATTTGTGTATTTAATAGGCTCATTGCTTTATCCCAATTGGTGGATAAGTAGCCCCATAAATCCTGTGGTACATTTTCGATTGGTGTATCAGCTGGCATGAACCCTCCTTGGTAAATAACTTGCATGATTTCATCCACTCCCACGTTGTCATGAGTCATTAAATCGGCTACTGCCCGTGGAATGATTGCCGGGATTTCTTCGTTTCGTTCTGGTCCAAAATTAGGTTCCGGTTGAACAGGTTGATTTTGTTCTGTCACCGTATTTTGTACGGGTTGTGGCTGAGTTACTTCACTAAAAGCCTGAACGATTTGAACGTATTCAAACGGTAATTCATCCGCTAAACCAATCCGATTTTTAGCATCCCATGCTGGACGGTGAGTGGTATACATCATCCGTTGCCCACCCGTAGCTTTCTTGCTATTGGTTTTGCTGTCGGTGATCACGGTTGTCTTGTAGTTAGCGAAAAGAACCATGTCCGCCCATTCTTTTACTAAAGGGGCTGTCTTCTTTTCGAGTTTTAACTCATAGCGATCAAACGCACCCATTTCATCAGGTTCTTCTTTTTTTCGTAACATTGCATGGGCAGTAACGACTACATTAATTCCCATGTCGATTACTTCGCTAAGCTTGTTCAGTAATCCACCCATTTGTTCCGCAAGAGCAACGAATTTTTTACCATAACCTTCTGAATCGATAGCATTCCAGCCATTAGCTGCCATTAAATGTCGCTTGCATAAATCCTCAGCCCAATCCATCGTATCGATGACTAAGGTTTGGCAAGGACGGTTCTGTTTCACAAAATCGACTTGTTGCATTAACATTTCCCAACTTGTCGGCTTATCAAACCGCTTCACGTCCATATGAAGTGTTGAGTCTTCGGTATCAATAAACAACGGATCAGGAAACTGACTGGCAAAAGTTGATTTGCCTATTCCTTCCACGCCATACAAAACTACCTTTTGTGCTTTTGGTACTTTTCCTGTAGTGATATTCATTAAAATGCTGCTCCTTTCCATGTCGGTGTAACCGGCGTTTCATTGACTGGTATGATCGTTTCATTCTTAACCGCATAACCGTCCTCAATAATGATTGAACATTCTTCACCAGTGGAAACACGAGTCGCTATAGCTTGTAACCCTTCCTGTTCTAGCCACTGACCGAATTCTTCTAATGAAGCCATATCCATCTGCTCCAACTTATCCAATAGAATAAATCCGCAATCTGGTTTCAATTTACGAACAATTGCCGTCGATACTTTTAACTGATCAGAGCCACTCATGTTGTCCCACTGTTGGCCGTTATAGATCAATTCGCCATCTTTCACAGATAATCCCGTCAATGGTAACTCTGCTTTATCTAGCAGCTCCGCTTTTTGGTTACGGATTTCGTCAATGGTTGACGTTAATTGATCGTATTGATTCCGGTATTCTGCAGCGTCTTCTTCGGCCTTATCCTTATCGAGATTCACACGAACGCGACGATTGATTTCATCGATTTCGGCAATATTTTTTTCCAGTTCAGCCGTTGATTCGTCTTTTAGGTCCTTAGCAGACTTTTGAGCTGTCTCAAGGTCAGTTGCTGTCTGGTTATGCTTTGTTTCTAGTTCTAATAACTGTTGCCGCATATTTTCGATCTGTTGGCGTTCTATTTCAAACCGTTGACTGATCTCATTGACTTGCTGCCGTTTACGGTGATTTTCACCATTGCGTGCCAATATTTCCTGTTGTTGTGCCACTAACTCTGAGATGGAAACTAGTTCTTTTGGTGCATCAGGGTAATACTGCATTTCTTTCGCGAACTTTTCTTTTTGATCTTTAATCTGACCAATCGTGTGACGCTTGTTGTATTCTTCTGTTTCAGCACGCTCTAATTCAAATAGTTGATCACCAACCCCAATAATTTGTAACAAAGTCTGCGCTTTTTCTTTAGAAGTCGAATCCATAAACTTCGGTAAGTTAATTGCTAACTCTTCGACGAAACTATTTAATAAATTCTGTCCTCCTTTTTGTCCGCTGGGATCAGTGATTTTCAGATCTGAATTCTTCCCTTTGCGTTCAACAATCAATCCATTATTCATAGTTATACTAAGATGTGGGGGTGTCATCGAACCTTCACGATGAGCTTGACTAGGCTTGAACTTGTTCCCGCCTAAAGCCCAAGCAATCGCATCAAGTACGCTAGTTTTCCCTTGATTATTGTTTCCACCTAAAATTGTTAGCCCGTTGGGCGTAGGTTCAATCTTGACGGCTTTTACTCTCTTGACGTTTTCAATTTCAAGTTTGTTGATTTTCATTGCCATATGCTTTACACTCTCCTTAGATAGACGTTTTCTATTTGCTTACTTCGGCGGCTACCGGAGTAGGCTTTTTTTGTGCGATCAATTGGCCATCTTTTGAGAAATACTGTTCTGATCTTTGGCCATTAATAATTGTCGTAGTCAGTATCAACGAAACTTCACGTGATTCAACGGTGAATGACGGTTGTATCAATTCTTTCATGGTTGATTCCTCCTTTTTCTTAGGAATATGGGCAAAACGGGCATCATTGAAACGATTCATAGCTTCCTTGGATTTAACGCTTGTTTTACTTCGATCAGGCATTACGGTGATTACACCTTTTTTTCTTAGGTCATTTAGTTTTCTATTCACCTGTTCAAAAGTACGGTTACACAATCTAGCAAGCTCAACATGATTACAACAGAACCCATTTTCATCAAATCTGATATTTGCTAGTAAAATATTTATTTGATCTTGTGACCATTGTTTTTTTGGTTGTTTTAACTTACCTATCTTTTTAAGTCTCATAATTCTACCGCCGATGGATTGTTCTGAACGATCAAGGCTTATACCAATTTCTTTATAGGTTGCGCCTTTTTTGTACATCGCAATAATTCTTTTATCGTCATTTTCAGTAAATCTTCGACCTCTAGGATCAAACGATTTACTAAAGTCAGTTGGCGGAAACTGCCCATCTCTACGTAATTTATATATTTTTACATCTACTGACTTTGCGGATCGTCCTAGCTTTTTCGCTAACTGTTCGACATTCAGCACAACATTAGTCTCCGCAAGCAAAGCGTTCTTCTTTAAATATTGAATCTCTTTAGTGGTCCAGTTTTTCACAGAAATCACCTCCCGCTAGCTCTGCTTCGCAGATCGAACTCGAATTCCTCAGTTAAAATTAAATTCCCTCCCACACCAGCAATGAGTAATATTTTGATCCATACCGGTATGAATCCAGTAGTTGCGGCACCAACTCCGATCATGGCCATAAGAAGAGTTAAACGTCGTATCCAATAGATTTTTTTCATCTTTTAACCTCCTACTGACCCAGCTCGTTTACTTTTTGTTGGCTCAAATTTGCTAACTCAGCCATGCGTGCGTCTTTTTGTGCCGAATCATTTTGAGCGTTAGATAGTTCATTACGCAGCTTATCCGCCTCTTGCTGTTTCTGCGTGACTTCCTGTTGCTTAGATTCGACTTCACGTTGTTTAGCTTCGATTTCAGACTGCTTCGCATTGACCTCGTTTTGTTTGTTTGCCAATTGCTGTTTCAAACTGTCTAGTTGATCTTGCAGGTTCTTTTGCTGCCCAGTCGTTTGATCAAGTTTGCTTTGAACGTCTGCTGCCTTCTGTTTGTTCTGCGTAGCAATGTTAGCCAGTTTGTAGATGTTCTGTTCAACAGTTGTTGCGTTATCGAAGAACCCAGCGCCTGCTGCGAATCCTACAGTTGATCCTAGAAACAATGCAGCGCTAACTCCTAGTGCAATTTTTTTATTTTTCATGTGGTACTTCCTTTCTTATAAAAAGCGATTTTATTATTCGTGTGGTGCTATAATTATTTTGGAAAGTGAGGTGAAAA